AAGATTATTAATTAGACTTAAGAAGTTCATTGCTTCTACATCTAGATTCCTTGTATTTGAAAATAATACAGCTGCAACAAGAAATACATTCTTAGGCGCTGTAAATCCATACATGTCAGATGTACAGTCAAAACAAGGTCTTTATGCATTTAGAGTAGTAATGGATGAATCAAATAATACACCAGATATAATTGATAGAAATATATTAAAAGGTGAAATATTCTTGCAACCTGCTAAGGCTGCTGAATTTATAGTAATAGACTTCAATGTCTTACCAACTGGTGCAACTTTTGGTGATTAATGATATTTATAATAAATAGGAGATAAAACATGGCTCAAGTGATAGACCCAAATGAATTAATGTTTCAGGCATTTCAACCGAAAGTATCAAATAGATTTATTCTATATGTTGATGGGATACCTTCATTCATTTGTAAAAAAGTAAATAGACCAACAATTGCTATTGAGGCGAAGGAATTAGATCATATCAATTCTAAGAGAAAGATTCAAGGTAAGGCAAATTGGGAAAATGTAACGATTGAAATGTATGACCCGGTAGTACCTTCAGGTGCTCAGGCAGTAATGGAATGGGTAAGACTAGGATATGAATCAGTAACTGGTAGAGCAGGATATGCAGACTTTTATAAAAAGGACGTAACTATTAATACTTTAGGACCTGTAGGTGACAAAGTTGAAGAATGGACATTAAAAGGTGCATTTATTGTTAATGCTACATTCGGTGATTTGGAATGGGCAACTGACGATCCTATAAATATTAGTATAGAATTAGCATACGACTACGCAATATTACAATACTAATCGCTACTCAAGATATATAAAAGAATTATGCCCCAAATCGGGGCATTTTTCGTTTTGAGATTATATTTATATATAAGGTTATTAAACTATTGAATAAAGGAGAACAACAATGGCAGGTAAATTAGATACCGAATATCCAGGTAAAAAGTCAAATACTGGAAATGATGAATTAAAAAGAAAACTTATTGATGATTTTCAAAATGATGGGGGTGATGTAAAGCAAGACTTCCCAACAGAAACAATTGAACTACCTTCAAAGGGTGTATTATATGAAGAGGGAAATCCACTAAGAAGCGGAACAGTCGAATTAAAGTATATGACTGCAAAAGAAGAGGATATCTTAACATCACAAAACTTAATACAACAAGGTGTTGTTATTGATAAGCTATTAAAGGCATTAGTTGTGGGTAATATACCGTATCATAAACTATTATTAGGTGATAAAAACGCTATAATGGTTGCTGCAAGAATATTAGGCTATGGTGCCGATTACGAAGCAGAGATTGTGGACCCATGGACAAATGAAAAAGAAAAGCTAAAAGTAAATCTATCAGAGCTAAAGCACAGTTCGGGCCTAATTGCAGGTAAAAATTATACTGATGGTGTAAATGAGTTTGAATTTGAACTACCAAAATCAAAAAGAAAGATTAAGTGGAAGATTTTGAATCACGGCGATGAAGTTAAGATTGCGTTAGACCTTAAAAAGCAGGCAAGGGGAAAAAAGAAAGATGACCCTAAATCTGAGCTAACTATAAGATACAAATATATGATTAAGGAAATAGATGGAGACTCATCAGATCCTGCAATTAATAAATTTGTAAAAAATGAATTTTTAGCACAGGATTCAATCGCATTTAGAGAACACATGGCTAAGATACAACCAGATGTTGATATGAATATTTGGTACTATAGTGAAGCAACAGGTAATGAGCAGAAAATGAAGCTGCCACTTGGTGTCAACTTTTTTTGGCCTGGGGCCGGCGTATAGACCTGCCCTTCACAAACAATTATTCCAGATATGCTATCATTCTGGAGGGGGCTTTACATTTTCTGATGTGTATAATCTCCCAATATGGATGCGTCGATTTTATTTCAAAGAGCTTGAAGACCAACTGAAGAGAGAGGCAGAAGCTAATAAAAGAGCTTCAAAAGGTAAATCACCTAACTCTAGACCACCAAGTTATTCAAGGCCCTCAAAACCTTAGACCCTTCTAAGCGTTAGATAATTTTTACTAATTGATATTTATAATAAACTAATTAGGAGAATTATCTATGGCTAAAAAGAATAAAAAAGATCTGAAGAGGTTAAAAGAGCTTCTAAAAGTCGAGATCAAAAACCAGATGAATGAATGGGACCCTCTATCGGATATACAAGGTATAGTTAGGGGTATAGCTGCAAGAGTTTATGATAAAAAGAAGAATATCAAGAACAAAGAGATAGATCTTAAAGTAGCTGCAGTTAAAAAGAAAAGAAAAAAAGCTTATAATAATATAATCAAACATGCTAAAGTACTTGCAAAAGAGTACGGCACATGGGAAGAGGTACCATTTTTTCTAAGAAGTAAATATGAAAGATCAGTACCCGAATTTGCAGAATTAATGAACGAAGTATAGGAGGTTTTAGATGGCAAATATACCCGAAGACCAAATGAATGCAGATCAGTTAGCAAGTGCTTATAGTCTAGCTAACGATGAGGCAAAGTCATTCGCTCAGACAATGAGTGGAATCATGGCTAAGCAGGGCATCATGGGTAAGGAAGCTAAAATCTATAGAGATTATACGAAGTCAGTAGCTGAAGGGATGAGAGAAAATCTCGATGCTGCTGGACAACTTGAAGTTATGGAACAGGCAAGAACAGCATTAATGCAAAAGCTGGCAAAAGAAGGCCTTAAGGTAAACCAAATTTTTGGGAAGATGGCAGACCATACCAAAGAACAGCTAAAAAATACAGCTGAGGTAGAATCAACAACAAAAACAATAAAAGATCTTGAAGAAGAAAGGTTAGAGGCAATTAAGTCACTTAACCAAGAATTCACCATGTTTGGCGCAGCATTTGGAGAATATTCAAATCTTGCAAGAGACCCAAAGATGATAGGTGTCGTTGCCATGACTGCATTATTTGCTGCTATAGGTGCTGTTGGTAAGGCAATTAGAGATACACAAAAAGAATTAGGTTTAGGTGGTAAGCAATCTTTAAAGATGGCTGGAGATATTACTGCTGTAAATGTACAATTAAAGATGATGGGTGTAGATGCTGAGGAATCAGCAGCTGCAGTAAAGTCAATATACTTAAATACATCTCTTACTGGAACTGAAGCAAGACATGCAGCTATGAATGTTGCTGTACTTACTGAGGCATTTGGTATGTCAGCTGATCAAGCTGCAGAAATGACTGAGGCATCTAAAGAGGCTGGCCTTAATGTAGATGATATGGCAATTGGCCTTGCAAAATCAAGAGATGTAGCACCTGCAAAAGTATTAGCTAATATGGCAGGTAGTATGGATCAGATAGCTTTGTTTGGCAAGGAGGGTGCAAGAAGCTTCACCGAAGCTGCAGTAGGTGCATCTCAGCTGGGCATTGAAGTTAGTTCAATAGTATCTGCAGGAAAAGGTTTATTAGATGTTGAAAGTAGTATTGAAAAACAAATGGAAGCTGAGGTACTACTTGGTAGGAAATTAAATCTTGAAAAGGCAAGAGCTGCTGCACTTTCAGGAGACCAAGCTACAGTAATGGAGGAGATACTTAAAAATGTAGGAAGTATTGAAGAATTCCAAGCTCTGGATACAATACAAAAGCAGGCAATGGCAGATGCATTAAATATGTCAGTACCAGAAATACTTAAGATGGCAGAAAACCAAGAGAAAATTGCTGGTTTATCTGCAGAGGCAAAGGCACACTTCGCTGAAACTGGTGAAATACTTAAAGAGAATCAAACAATAAGTGAGGGTGCTAAACAAGGAATGATACAATTTTCTATGGCCATAGCACAGGCTGTAGCACAAGCTCTTGTACTTAAGGGTATGAATAAGTGGATGGGTGGAGGAGCAAACGTCCCAGGAACAAAAGATAAAACAAAGCTTCCTTCAACTGATAAAACAGAAAATTTAACAGGAGATAAAACTAAGGGGATGAGTAAGGGAATGAAACCAGGTAAACTTATTCAAGGTGCAGCTGCAATACTTATTCTAGCTGCTGCTTTACTTGTATTTGCATTTGCTGCCAAGATGTTATCAGATGAGATAAATTGGGGTAATGTATTTATAGCAATAGGTGCATTAACACTATTGGGGATAGTTGCAGCACTTTTAGGCCAGCTGGCAGCTAATATATTACTGGGTTCAATAGCATTATTAGTTATGTCAATTGCTCTTATACCTCTTGCATTTGCATTTATGTTGATATCAGAAGTACCAATAGGAACAATGTTTGCATTCGTAGGTGCAGTAGTATTATTAGGTTTAGCAGCTGCTGGACTAGGATTTCTTGCAATGTTCATCTTTATGGGAGCTGCTGCTATCGCAGCATTAGGCCTTGCAATAATGCCAATGGCACTAGCATTTAAGCTACTTGAAGCCGTTGATATGGAGATGGTAAACAAATTCTTCTCAGAATCTCTACCACAACTTGTAGCAATAGCTCCAGGCCTTGCACTTGCAGGACTTGGAATGGCTCTTTTTGGGGTTGGTGTTATGGCCTTTGCAGTTGGTATTGCAATACTATCACCCTTTATAGCAACACTTACAGCATTTGGTGAAACACTACCAATGTTGACTGCAGCAATTCTACCACTAGCTGCATTAGGTGCAAGTCTATTTACTGTTGCATTAGGAATAGGTTCAATAGCATTCTCAATATTAGGACTTGCAGTTGCATTATTAATACTTACTCCAATGATTCCAATACTAATGATCTTAGGTGGAGTATTAGGAGCAGCTGCTACAGTATTTAGTGGAAGCTTAAATGACTCAGGGGGTGGAGAAAGTAAAGAAGACAAATTAATAAACAAATTAGATGAAGTACTAGTTGCAATAAAAGAAGGCGGTGTAATAAATATGGATGGACAAAAAGTGGGAGAGATAATTGGTCTTTCTGGTGCGGGAGCAATGGACTAATGGCACACGGAAACGACCCACAGATACCTGAATCAGGACAGATTATTGTTGGACAGCAAACAAATCTAGAAGCATTTTATAATGCAAAAACTTCTATGCACCAACTAGAACCATCAACTACTGGAATTTCTAGAAAGGATGAGTTCCAAAACAAAGCGGGACTATCAAATACAGCAGTAAATCTTAATAAGATTAATGAGAGAGAATCATCAGTAATCTTAGACCAATACAGGAAGTTTAGCTTAAGGCAGGACTCACCACAATCTGGATGGTTCAAAGAACCTTTTATAATGAGGGGAATCCAGAGGAATAGAGTAAAGAAGCCACAAGCTTGGGGAAGTTTTGGAATAGCACCCTATGCAAAAAGGGGGGGAGAAATATTTTCAACACCAAATAATCTTGTAAGAGGTGGTATTTCTGTCATTGAAAGATCTCTAGTAGATGCATTGAGAATAGGTAAGTTTATGTTAGGTGGACCAAGAGGATTGCTATTTATAGCACAACAAATAGGTCTACAGCTTACTGCACCGAAACTTGAATCTCATCCTAAGATAGCACCTAGTTCTCTAATAAAGAGGCCAACAAGAGTTTATAACCCTGCAACAACTTTACTACAGATAGCAGGTAATGCTGCAGGCTTACACCTTGTGAGGCATGGATTGATACCAACAGGAGAGAATCAAGATGGTATGTTAGCATATCAAAGATATGAAGCAGTTGCGAAGAGAAGAAATACAATGTCTGCTGTCTTTCGAGACACTGTTGACCCACTACTTAGAACAAAAAAGCCGTCTAAGGATCTAAGAAGCTATGAAAATAGCTATAATAGATTATTGAACTTAGCATCAGATGCATTCTATACAGGCCCGCTAAACATACATTCTAATCCATCTATTGGTGGAACTTGGAACTATTTATGCGGATCTGCAGGCCCCAATTCTGTATACGGAATAGGACCAACATTACACAGAAGGGTAGAGAATACAGTAGCACCCCTTGAAGCTACACCAGAAAGAACAGCATTGGGTAGGGGATATATTGCGATGAGTAATATAAATAGGTCTATTGCAATAAAGGATAGAGAACTTAGCAAAGTAATAGACTTTAGAGCTTACAAGACGGGAAATGAAAGAAAGTTGCACCCATTACTTGGTGGCCCAATAGACACTTATAGAGATGGATTGGGAGATGCGGATATAACATTAGCTAATAAGTACGGATTTGAAAAATATGCTATAGATATACAGCCAAACCCAGAAGATGACGGAAAAACTGTAATACCAGAATCAATCTATTCAGATACAATAGATGAAGTGGGTGTAGTAAATAGTAATCGTGCAGGCGATCCAGTTGATAGCTATCCTCAAGAAATGTTTGAGGGAATGTATGATTTAATACCATTAATATTCAGAGATGTTGATGGTACAAGTAATATAATGCAATTTAGATGCACACTTGAAGCAATAACAGATACATTTTCACCCCAGTGGGATAGCACAACATATATGGGTAGGGCAGAACCTGTATGGCACTATAAGGGTGCGGAGGCAAGGAAAATAGGCACTGGTTTTACAGCTTACGCAACTAATAGAAAAAGTCTTAAGTCAATGTATCAAAAGTTAAATAGGCTAGCAGGATATACAATGCCTAGATATGAAGCAGATAATTTTAATCAAATGTCTGCTCCCCTTATGCAATTAACTATAGGTGACTATTTAAGAAATCAACCTGGATTTTTAAGTTCGCTATCATTTAATATAGAGAATGATGTATATTGGGAAACGACACAAGTATTAGACTCAAAGGGTGAATATGCAACATATAGAGTTCCGAGAGCAATAAAAGTAGACTTTGAATATACAATTATTGAAAATGATTTAGTACAAATGTACAAAGACAATTTCGGAACATTAGGATGGTTAGATAGGGTATAAATTATGAGTATAGAAAGACACCACAGAACAAACACTAGACAAGGACTAAATAGATACGAAACGACACACTTTCAGGCAACTGCGCCAACAAATAATGATATTTATATCATTGCAAAAAAGTATGATAGACTTGACCATTTAGCTCTTAAGTATTATAAAGATAAGTCTTTATGGTGGATAATAGCTATTTCTAATGATTTAGTAAACGGTTCAATAGTAGTACCTACAGGAAAGAGAATAAGAATACCTTATAATACAAATGGATTCTTAAAGTCTGTAGATAAATCAACATTTGATGTAAGTGGAGACTCACCTCAGG